GATTAACGCGCCAATCTTGTCCACAAGACAGGGCTACGACTGCTATGAATGACCTTCACGCCGCCTTTGAAGCCTGGTGGGCTACGAGAAAGCCCAACGGTGAGTCTGTGGCCTTTCAGAGCTATAAGGCGGGATACGAGGCAGGAATGTCAGCTCGGAGCGAGCGCTGGTGCCGAGAGTGCGGCGTCTACCACGACCCGGAGGTCGGCGAGACATGTCCGAAAGCGTTACCTCAATCGGAGCGCTGATGTGCCAAGAAGGAAGAAATATATCCAGCTGCCGAAATGGCCGAGTTCGAGCCCATCTGGATCGGGCGAATGATCATCGCAGCGTTCTACGATGTCGCGTATATACGACTATTTAGCGCTTCGGCAGTAGCGTCTTCAGCCATCCAACGGATTTGCAGACAGCCTGAGAAGGCTCAAAGGTCTCCCCGAAGATCCTCCCAAACCTGATAGCAGAGTCAAAAGCCACCTTAGCCCTTTCTGCTGCCTGGATGGGGGTTCTTTCGCCTCTTCGTCCGGGAACCTTTTTCAACCACTGATCCCCAGCATTCCGAGAAGAACTGAGCCGAGTTGCTTCCAGTCCAGCTTTGGAAGTTTGTCCACCGGGAAGGTCGGGCTGACCAGAAGGATAGCGGCCACCATGAATGGGAAAAGAATTAGCTGATAGGCAAGTGACCCTGCCAGCACCCAGCCTAGAGCACCGCGCCATTTACCCAGGAGTGACCCTGATTGAACCTCTGCGGTATCCAAAGCTATTTGGGCTTTCGCAAGGTCGGTCATCTGGGCGAGCCTTTGAAGGTCTCCTGACTCCTGCAGCTTCAGCAGTTCTAGCTTGGCCTGCGCCTGTTTCTGTGGGTCGGGGAAGAAGTGCTCGATCAGCTTCTCGCCGATTTGGAAGATGCTGGAAAGCAGGAGCGGGTTCATACGACCTCCAGAGTTACCTTCTCACCGCAGCCGAGCGACTCTTGGATCTTGGTGAACAGCTTCTCGAAGGCTTCGCGGGAGTGGCCGACGAAATCGGTGTCCTTCGACGCCCCGACGAGGATGCAGCCCTCGGTATCTTTCGGTCCGTTTCCCGGGTGGATGCGGACCCCGGTGAATCCTGGCACGTCCACCAACAGCGGCAGGTCGCGCTTGAACCGCTGGCTCGGGGTGACGATCACGCTGTAGGAGCCGGTCGGGATGGCAGTACAGCCGGGGATCTTCCACGCCTGGACGATACGGCCATCCTCCCTGACGACATCCTCAAGGCTATAGCACTCGAACTTGCCATCAACGGACAACTTGCCGATCGTGCTGTTCGGGCTGCACCAGGTCCGCTCGATCTTGAGTCTCATGAGCCCATCGGGTCGCCGTAGAGTTCGCGAACGCGAGCCATCATCGGCATCTTCGTCTTGTCGTGGCGGATGTCGTTTAGCCGCTTCATTGCATCCTCGGCCGCATCCCGCAGGAGCATCAGGGCACAGAAAAGCGCGCCCTCATATCCGTTGGCTGTGTAGTTATCCAAAACCCGGTTGTTCTTGTGAATCTCAGTGATGAGCGCTGCTAGCCGAATGTCGTTGATCGTCATACCCGCCACTCCTTACCCCTGAACTGCACCATTCTTGGACCACTGATCCACGCCTGCTCCGGCCAGAGAAGTCTTCCTTTAACGAACGTGAGCAGCGTGAAGCCGGTCCTCCAGTTGAGCGGGTTCATCTCGGTGTAGTTGTAGAACTGTGGCCCGTAGGGATCGGCCATCGTTCCGCAGTCAACTCCCCAACGAGTGCCGTTGTAGTCAGATAGCGGCTCGACTTTCATCGCGTGCAAGTGGCCGGTGATGATCGTGCGCCCTGACCAGAGGGTGTTGTTCTCGGGAGCGTGACGGCCGCTCTTGTATCTATGCTTCACAACCACATCGGAGTTAATAAATGAAACCCAACAGGGTTCCCACTTCGGGAAGTTGTCCTTCAGGTGTACCCCGTGGACGTTCGCATACTCAGGAGCTAGCGTTGCCAGACGGGTCTCGAATCTGGAATCGTGGTTTCCCAAAGGCCAGATGAACCTGGCACCTTTAGCGAGCTTTTCTATCTCCCCGAGCATCGCTTTCAGGTTGTCGATTTCGTCAGCAACCTTCGGGCGTTTTTCCCATGCGATAGGCGCGTGTCTGGAGATGGTGGGGAAGTCTGCTTCGTCGCCGTTCTTGATAACGACCTTGGGTTTATATTCACGGACGAACTCGAGGAACGCATCGTGCGCGGTGGAATTGACCCCCGGCCAATAGTGGGAGTCCGAACCGATAAGGACGTGCCCATCTTGAATACCTAGAGACACTGCCGCCGGATGCTGGTCTAACTTACTGCCCGCGAAATACGGACTCCTTGAATCGAAGCTCGAGAGGTCGTGTCCCTGAGCTCTAAGTCTCTTAAGTCTGTTGTTGATGTTCCGGGGAGAGCATTTGAATAGTCTTGCGATGGAGCCTACTGATGGCGTCGTCTTCCACGCCTCTACGATCATCGCGTCGGTTATGCCTTTATGGTGTGGCGACATTTAGGGTCTATTTGGATGGGGCCAGTTTTCGGGATCGTGCTCGTCTTCTGGTTCGTACTCATCCCACTCGTCTTCGTAGCGCATAGATGTCCCCTCATCAGTGCACCTTGTCCGAATCCTCCCGCATGAAGGCGATTGCCTTGATTCCCTCCATCGCGAGGTAAATGGCTATACAAGTGTTCTTCTCGTCTAATTTCCTTTGACGACTTTCAAGTAATGCTTCGATCCCAGCCTCTAGCATTTCGGGAAGCATCAGGATCTCGGTCACTGGCTTACCTCTGATCTGAAACCGTGAGGTAAAGTCAAAATGGAAACCTCAAACCAAATCCAATAACCGACCGTTTCCCATCTGTACCCCCTACTAAGTCAATGGCGTAGTCTTTCTGCTCATAGGAGGCAGTTGGTAGAGGAAGGAAGATGGTTCTCTTCGAGTAACCCGTAAGCCCCACAAGCCCAGTTCCGAAGCACATCGGGCCCAATCTGAGGCCGCACCACACGACTCCAGCGACTTTGGTCTCTCTACATAGGCTGTTCTTGTAGAACCCAGCCATGAGCCTTGTATTGGGTGTGAGGGAGTAGTTCAAAGCGAGGCCAGGATTGACCTCGCAGTAACCCGATTCGGAGTGTTTTGAAGCTCCGAATACAGATAGAGATAATTGAGCATGCGAATTCCAGCCAATCGCGATACAGAGTCCTAAAAGAACTCCGGCCGCGAAAATGACTGGGTTACGCATCGCCCTCTCTCTTAAACTGCTGAATCGGTATGTCGCCGTGGCCGAGGCCATCAACTACTAGACAGACCGCACCCTGCTCTTTGAAAACCTTGTGGCAGGCTTCGTATTTGGCGCCCTTATATTCCACCGTAGCCGCTTGGTATTGGTCTGGCTCTTCGCCGAGCTCGACAATCAGCGCCTTCGCGACGGCGTTGACACATGGAGCGCTGAGCAGGCGGATGGTCGTGAATTCGTCCCGATATACGGGCGCTCCGGCATAAGCCCAGCGCATCGCGCCGGCGAGAGCTAAACCAAGAATGACCGCCAGCCAGGAATATGGAAAGAGGGTCAGTCGTTCGTGTTTTGAATCTACAGAAAGCCCGTTGAAATATTCTTTTTCGCTCATTTGCCGACTCCCGGTAGATGACCTCCGAAATAGAGCATCAACACTGCTCCGACTGCGATCCAGAAAATGCGCTCGATCAGTCCTCTACCAACCCCCCGGTAGACCTGGTCCATAAACTGTTTGACGGCTTCTCTGGCGATCAACTTGGCCCTGTCTTCTTCTTCCTGGCTCATTGCGCCTCCTCTTTGCAATGACCTTTCTTGAGGACTACATCCAAGACTGCACAGAGAATCAGGCAGAACCGGCAATTACTCCGTCCGCATTCCTTAGAGACCGTTGACCGGCCATCCCAACCGAGCAGCGCCGCCAAAAGAGAATCCATCGCACGGCTGACGTTGGAGATGTATTCAGTCTTGCCGAGACAGAGACCCACGAGACCAGCGAGGCCAGCCAAGCCTGCTGCTGCAGAGAAGATGAGATATAGGACCGCTACAGTTAAGTAGCGCATGGGTTATGCGATGCGCACAGCGCTGATCGTGCTGTCCTTGGAATTACCGCTCTGATTGAAGGCGATCTTCGTGCTGGTAGTGCTGGTGACGTTTTTAACGGAGATGCGCAGATTCCCGGCCGGCGAGCTGATATAGCCGGACAGAGATACGCTGAAATAACCGCCCACCGCTGCGGTAATCGCTGCACTGTCAATTACCGTCGTGCCGTCCCATAGCTTCACCAACACGCCGTCTGGAGTGCTGGCCTGAACCGTTACCTTACCTGCCACTGACCACGTCCCTACAGTTCCCTGGGCAACACTCGGCCCGTCGAAGTAATTGGCCGTGTTGTTAAGAGTTACATCAGAACCGAGCGAATTAGTGATCCTCGTTCCGATGACTGGACCGACGATGTTGAACTGTGTACCGTCATACTCAAGAACGGATGGAACACTGACGACCAGCTCACCACCGGAACAAGCCGCCCCGTTCCAGAAGACGTTTTTGTTTCCCGCTGAGTTGACGTTTAAGACAGTCGCGGCTGTATTCGTCGCCGCAGGAACGAGCAGGAATTTCTGATTCGCTGCTAGAGTCGGGGCTGGGCTTGTAGATCCAGTGATGGAGTTAGTCCCAGCGACACTAGTGAGAGTAAGAACCCCATAAGCCTCTCCGTCGCGCCATTTGGCTATTTCGGCCTGCAAAGCCCTCAGGTTGTCATCAAGGCCAGTGCCAATAGTGGTGCCGCCCTGAGGCTGATTGCTCGCTGCCGTTGAGCTCCATGAGGTGAAGTCCGTGATATCGGCCATTTCTTTTCTCCATGGCTCTTGTTATTCTGTGGAATTGCTCGAGCGGCTTTATCTCGCCGCACTTGGTACACTTCTTTTCAGCCATCGTTAGCGCCTCACGCTGATGGTGGTTAGGGGCTGGCTCCGGTGCTTCAACACCGTCCAGTCCCGCTATTTTATCCATTCCGAAATAAAAAAGGCCGCATCTAGCGGCCTCTCAATAAATCTGAATTACTTAATCTATTGCTGCTGGCTCATCCACTGAGCTAGTGCTGCAGACGAATACGGAGCCAGAGCCCCAATAGACTGCGCCGCTGCAGCTTGACCGGGGTAGTCGCCGAGCATGTATCTTGTTCCTGGGCGGCTGTAAAGCATCGGCGCGAGAGCAAGTCCAGTCAGATAATGCGGGCCTCCGAAATATTCGTTAGCAGCTCCAGTGCTGCCGCCCAAAGCCAGCATCGCAAGCATTGCCCTCCCAGGAGTCCCTGAGTCTGGGTAACGATCGCCGAGCACAGAAACCGCTGGGTCGGATAGCTCCTGCATATTGGCTCGACCCTTGGCGAATTGGCCCTTACGCACAGACTTATCTTCCTGCCTCACAGCAGTCTGTAGCTGACCTGGAGTGAAGACGCCTTCCTTGCCTGCCGCCTCGGCCCGCTGAAGCCTGACGATCTTGCTCCAGCGTCTATTGGCTTCGTCCAGCATCGCCGCCGCTTCTGGTGTCGACGCACCTTTCTGCATCTGTTGCCTGAAAGCCGTCTGAGCGTCTTGTAAAGCCCTGCCCATTTCGCGCTCAGACGTTGAAGAACTGGCCCTCAAGGCTGCTGCTTTCGCTCCGAGCTCGGCGTCGATCTTCTTTGCCATCTCGCCAGGTATCTGGCTTCCTTGAACGTTGTCCCCAACGGTGCTGTTGATGAAGTTGCGCACCGTTCCTCTCTGTTCTGAGGACATCATGTATTTCGTGTTATCGGCAAAAGACTCCAGATGCGGGACTAAAGATTCGTCAGCCTTGACGGTGATATTGGAGAGAGCCTTGTCGTACATTTGTCCAACGCTCGACTCGGCCTGCCTCAACCCCTCTCTGCCTATTGCGGTGACTTCTGGCGCGGCTTCCTTGATGGCTGCGCTGTTGAGTTCCCTGACCGCTCTACCTTGTGCGTTTTTGATGAGATCGCCGATACCGGGAATGCTGGTAAGACGCTCTTCCACAGAGCGACCGAATTTGCCAAGTGCCTGTCCAACTGTCGGAACGATGTCGGCCGACATTAGTTTCTGCACCATTGGGGATTGCACGATCGGCCGCGCTACTCTCGCCAGTCCGCTAGCAGCGGCGCTACCAGCTACGCCACCCGCGGCCCCAGCCCCGGTATTCTCGCCAGTAGCCGCCGCCGTTGTGCCGCCAATTACAGCCCCAGAGAAAAGCTTTCCTAGCAATGGGATTTTCGCAATACCTGAAACTACCGGAGCAGCCAATGCGGCCTCACCTATGGGCGTCGTGGCGAGACTTGCCGTAATGGCTCCAGCTTGAGCCGGTCGCGATGTCTCGAGCAATGCATCGTTAGCAGCCTTAGCGGCTTGCTCTTGTGGAGTGAGCGTTCCGCCGAGAGCCGTCTTTAACTTCATCGCCGCCGCATCCCACAACGCCTTAGCCCCGACTGCTTCATGCGTGAACGGACTGAAGTCTCCAGCCACGTCCTTGACCGCTTGGGGCAAACCTTCGACCCCAATGGGATAGGGCTTGACTGGAGCCAGTTCCCTTTTCGTGCTCTGAAGCTGGGTGAGCGCCGAGGTGACTGGATCTGGTGAGCTCGTTTGTGGAGTTGGTGACTGTCCTCCAGTTTGAAGTAACTGGAGAGCGCTTTGGATCGGGTCTGCCATTAGAGAATTCCGGCCTTACGAAGCGCGGTCAGGCTGTTCGTCAGCTTTTGCCGATCAGACTCACTCAGGGAAGAAATCAACTTAGCCTGCGAGGCAGGATCTTGTCGCGCGAGGAGAAACGCCCTCGGGTCAGCCATTGACTGCCAATAGGAGTTAAACCCGCCCAGCTTTTTGTTCTGTGCCAAGTAAGCATCACGAGCTTTCTCTTTGGCGATAACGTAGTCGTTCTGCGCCATCAATCCGTTCGCGATAGACGTAATGGCTGGCTTAACCATCTCTGGGTTCGGGTTTGACTTGATGGACATCTCCACGATCTGCGTTGACTCCCGAGCGCCCATCTTTCTCGCTTGGTCAAAGCCCAGGCGGATAGAGTATTTGCTGAACTCCTGGAACGAGGTCAGCTTGTCCATCTGCTCCTTGGGGAAGAGGTCCGGGAGCGCCCCTTGTAGGAATGCTCTAGCGCCGGCTACGGTCGGAGCGAACTTTCCAGTGTCAAAACCGTTCGCAGCCTCTAAGACATGCTGGAGGTTGTAATTGGTGTCTACGGCCAGATTCGCGGCCTCCCTGCCCTTTGAGGCTTCATGCGCCAGCATTTCCTCATTTGCCCTTTGTGCCTCTGCCTCCGCAGGCGTGATGCCTTGAGATAGGTTAGGGGCCTGACGCGGAGGAGTGAATGGAGTTGGGCGACTCGGCGCAGTTGGTTGCATAGCTGGGCCGCCGGTGATGGATGACTCCGGCACTCGCACCTTCCGGCCGTCTGGAGTTGTGACTTCTACAGTCCTCTGCGTGGCTTCTGCACTGGCTTTGGCTCCGGCTTTCGCGGCCTCGATACCTGCGACGGTCGGCGCAAAGCCGGAAATCGGCTCGGCAGACGTGACCCTGCCTTGAGCCCCATAGTTAAAGTTCACCCCAGGGACCGGCGGCGTGTTCTGGAAGATCATCTGTCCCGTAGGAGAGACCAAGGGCCCTTGCCTCATCGGGATCGGTTGATTTGCTTTCATGATGATCTCGCCAGACCCAGGCATCGCTATATTGGAAACGATAGCCTTCCGTGCGTAGTCAGGCAGGCCAGCAAAGAGGCCGTTGTCTTGCTCTGCCGGCTGGTTCGGTTGAGTTGGCCCAGACGCGAATTCGGGAGTCCCGAAAGCCAAAGTAGAGGTCGCCGGAGACATCCCCGGCGGAGTAGGCCCTGCGGCCGCTTGTGGTTGCGCAGGAGGCATGGTCGCTGGAGCCGTGGGTTTAGGCATCCCCGGGAAATTGAACGCAGGAGGCGCAGGCGGAGGGCCCTTCCCACCACCAGCCGCCCAAGCCTGTAGGGCTGCTTGGTACTGAAGATGCGCAGCCTGAAGACCTGTTAAAGCGATCTTCTGGTTCTCGAGCTCGTAGTTCTGCGCTGCCTGACGAGCCGTGGTGTATTGATTTAATCCAGCAGCACCACCTTGACCCAAAGCCGCCCCCAAAGGAACAGGATACGGAGAAGGCCCCCCAGCTTTCATGAGGCCCATTGCCAAAGCCAGAATGCCTTGAGTCTTGGGATCGTCTAAAGAGAGCGCGGGAAAATCCATACTATCTCCCGAAGGGATACAGAGCTCCAGGCATCACTGGAGTAAATAAAGAAGCTGGAGCCATTGGTTGTTGTAGGGCTGGGAAACCGCCGCCCATCATGCCTCCACCGCTAGGAAGGAGGCTTAATCCTTGGCGGGCTTTATCGAGAGGCGAGGAAGACTTGCTCGTAGATTGCGGGGGCGTAACCGTATTGGGCATCGAATAAGCATTCTCGGTCGTCATTCCGGCGGAATCGAACGGCGACGCCCAGCCAGTCATGTCATACGCCTTACCACCCATGTTCCCGGCATCGAACGAGGAGCCCCACCCGGTCATGTCGTACTGCGGCCCGCCCATACCAGCAGCATCGAAACTGCCGCCGAAGCCGCTCGTATCCAGGGCCCCCGCTCCACCGCCTGCCGCTGCCCCACCACCAGCACCGCTGACACCTGCTCCAGTTCCAAACGACCCGCCGGCTGCGGCAGCACCAGTCCCGAGAGTCACCCCGATACCGATTGCCTGTAGAGGAGAGATACCACTATCTTCCTTGTACCAAGGTGGCCTCGCACCTTGACTGTCGGCGATGTCTTTACCAGCGAGCTGACCTAATGGGTTGTTAGGATCTCCAGCAATCCCATACTTAGCCGCGAGACTGTTAATCGCGTTGTAGAAGTCGCCCGTGTTATTGGTGTTCCACAGAGCGCCCTTCAGGGCTTGATACTCCGGGAACCATGGCTGTGATTGGGTATTAGCCTGCTGCTGCTGGAGGGCTAATAGGGCTGGTTGAGATAGTTGGAACATCTCAGGTCCCTGCCGGTTTAGAACCGCCAAAGAGACTGTAGATAGTCCCAGCGCCAATCCCAAGACCGATAGCGTTAGACGCCGGGTTAGTAAAGTACGGAGTCTGTTGGGTTCCACCGTATGCTCCCGCGACAGCGTTTCGATAGTTGGCTAGGTTACTCCAGGGAGACATATACGCCTGTTGGGCGGCTAGGTCTGCCGCGTTCAGGTTGGCAATCCTTCCTTGGTCTATCCCAGGAGCGGCTTGAGAAGCAGCTAATTGATTCCCCCTCTCCTGCTGGTAGGCGTTTGAATAGGCATTTGTAGCTACAGCACCCAAACCTCTAGCGAGGGCTTCTTGATAGCCTGAGTTGTTGAGGTTGGCCCCAGCGGGACCGCCGTACTGACCCGCGAAGGTAGACCCGGCCAAACCCAAAGCGTCTTGAACGGAAGCCTTTAGATAGGGGTTCGTGTCAGGAGTGAGGTAGTTCCCCTGAATCGTGGAAGCTAACTGTTGTTGCCCCAAAGCAGTCGCGGAATTGGGGTTAGTCCCCTGCTGAATGATCGAGGACGTAAAGGGACTCTGATAGGGTCCTCGGTTATAAAGCCCTTGGGCCTGCGCAAACGTGTCTGCCAGGTAGGGTTGTTGTACGGACCACGGTGCTGATTGTGTCTGCGTAGTTCCGGTAGAACCTTTGAAAAGCGAACCGCTCATAGCACCACCCTTGTTATTTTTCTCTTAGCCGCAGCACTACTTGCTCTTTCTTCCAGCCGCAGTCCTGAAGGACCTTCTCTAAACCAGGCCTACAGTAAGCCTCGAGGATCTTGATCCCCAGACTGTCTGCATAGGCTTTCAGGTCTTGAGTGGCTTTGTGTTTCCAGTTCTCGAGGTTTTCACCAGAGAGCAGGAAAACTAATAGTCTGTTATGACCCGTGATTTGGGTGACTACCAAACCCTCGGGATATAGAAATAATTGAAACTCACCCGAAGCGATACCTTTTAAAACGTCTTCTGGTGTATACCTCTCGTCTCTTTCTATTCCCTTCCGAATCCAGTTTTCTACGGAGTTAAGATCCTTACCTGTTTCCATACCGGGTTGACTGGATCGGAAGCCGTACAGATCCAGCCTTCAATAATGTAATTACCCACCAGAGTCCCGGTGACGGTCCCATTAACAACAGTCGGATTCAGATTGGCTACGAAGTCTCCGACCTGAGCTGCTACCGAAGATCCAGGGACTACTGATTGGGCCTGATACCTCGCGGTGATCTTCCCTTCAGAAAGATTGTTCACCTGAGTACAAATGGTCCTGATGATTTCCGTTATCGTTTGCTTGCTGTATTCGTTCGGGACTTTCAAATCCAAAACTAACTTACTCAAGTCCTGACTCCACCCACTCAGGACTGAAGCCAGCCATTTCCCAGTCCCCGGTGAAGTTCATCTGTAACCTATGCCAACGGGCGTCTCTCAACATGTCGAAAGACCCGGCACTCGAGAGAGACACAAGAGAGTCTGCAGTCAGCATATCCCCCGTATTCAGACGATAGGAGTTCTGTGCTGTAGCAGTCGTCGGCGCTGTCAGGAATCTAGGTCTCACCCTCGTCAACGTACTGAATTGGGTATCGTCTCCGTAGTCTCCGGTAATCAGGTAAGAGCTTGTAGAAGGAGCGGTTAATACTTGGAGAACGTGAGAGCTATTAAAGACTGCGGGTCTCGTCTGTGACGACCCGATAAACGCCGAGTCGTATGAAAGGTTCGGAAGACTGTCGTAAGTCGTGTAAAGAGATCCTAACCCGTCATACGTTACAGATGGGGCTGCAAAATCTGTCGCAGCTTCGATCTGCCTATCGTCAACTCCCCACTTGTCTACCTTGTAGTTATAAACGACGCATTGATTTGGGAGAGCGGAGTCAATGGTCGGGTAGTAGAAATAAACCAGACCGTTCTTCTTGTCGTGAAGGGCTTTGCAGGCGTAGTACCTATTTTGCTGTAAAGCTGCAAAGACAGATTGAGCTACCCTGTTCTGCCCAATCCTCGCTGGTTTCGACCCGTCGTAAACCCAAAAGTCATCTTCTCCCATGAAGATGTGTCTCGGGTTCTCGGGCGTCCCGATTGAGACTACAGCCTCCTGGCTCATCGCTCCAGCGGTTCCGGGGATGAGAGCGAATTTCCAAATGTTCGGGGGGCCTTCATTGATCCCCAGATACATCGAATTCTTCTTGTAGACGACTATCGCGTCCCCGAATCTTTTCCCTGCTGTAATCGGTCCTGAAGTAGTAGTTAGTAAGTCATTCCCAGCCTGAGAAGCTACCGAGGCTGTCCAGTTGGTGTAATCGTTTAGTGCCGACCACTGGACACCGTGAGCGTTAGCAGAGGTGTTTAGAGCAAAGACGAACTTCCCGACCGTTTCGACAATCGCCGCTACCGGACCTCCGGCGATACAGGAAAAGGCTCCAGTCGAAACTGAGGCCTGCATCGTATCTGCCCCATTAGCCGCTAGAGAGACGTTTCCCTGCTGTGCAAACCTCCAGATACCAGTGGTGCTGGTACTGTAGGTCGCAGCCCTGCTGACATCGCTCCAGGTCGAGGACCCTGCTTCGTAAATCTTCTGCGGAGTCCCGGCGAAGAGTCTATTGGTAGCGTCCAGCTTGGTTAAAAGAGCCGCCCCAACACAAGTCGCTGCCAGAGTCGCCATTCCAGAGCTTGCAGGCCATGGAGCGGCTTTCATCCCCTTTAAAGACGGAACGACTCCAAGAGCGTTGGTAATGACTCCGGGGATCGTGGGGTCGGCATCCGGTGCGTACCCCAAAAGCTCGACGATCATCCCGTGGTAATAGAGAGAGGTTGCGCACCGGAAAGAAACTCATCGTCGTTTTCCTTTTGAATCAAGGTAAACAACTGAGAGAACTTTCCTTCCCAGATCGGGATTCTTTTGTCGTCTTTTAAATAAGGAGCGGCTTCTAAAAGAGCTCCGTACAACCAAAGACCCGGATAGGTCGTGAAGACGCTGTTTGTAGAAGTCGAGAGGGACGGAAACCGGTTGTAATAAACAAGTTGAACCGTGTAATTCGTATCTGGGTAGGGTCCGAAGATAAAGTTCGACCCTTCTCGCGCGATATATTTCGGTGTGTTATCCGAAGCCCGATATGGATACTTCTCATAGATCCACTCAGCGCTCTTACGATCAAGATTCGTATAGGGAGTAGTCGAGCTGATATAGGAGTCTTTGAGCTCGATGTAGTTCGCGGGAACGGCAATGGTTCCCGAGGCTATGGTGGATGCCATTGCGGTTTCCATAGCCCTGTGTCTCAGATCGTTGTTGATCCTGTTATCGGCCAATGTAATGAAATCAGCAATGGCCGAAGTAAGATCAGCGCGGTGCAGAAAGTCAGCTACACTTGACTTTAAGCCGTTGTAGGTTCCGTCTAAAGCCATCGACCAGCTCCGTTATTTTTGTTAGTTGGTCTGGTGTAACGTGCGGCCCGGTCGGAAGCGCCAGATGATTCATCCAGATTTCTTCCGACACTTTGTATTTACCTTTGCCATACACACGAAACGCAGGAGACAGGTGTAGAGGCGTGAAGATCGGCCTCGTGTCTACTCCGTGTACCTTTAAGTGCCTTGCGAGTCCTTGAGGGTCTTCTGTCTCAGCGCAGAACAGCCATTTCCCTTTTCCCGGCAGGCTTTCTGAAAATCTCTTAGCATTAGCGAGACGCGCTCCGAGCAGTTCGTCAAAGCGCTCGAGCTGGGCAAGACCGACAGCGGCTTGCATGTTGGAAAGTCTGTAATTGAGCCCTGGTACGATATTTCGGTAGTCTGAGTCGAAACCACCGTCCCGCCACTCTTTAGCGTTACCGTAATCACCGCAGAGCATCCCTCCTTCGCCTGTGGTAATTGGCTTATTTCCGTAAAACGAGAAGCAAGCCATCTTTCCGCGGATCGGTACCATGCCGATTGCTTCGCAGGAGTCCTCAATTACTGGTATCCCAAACTGCGTGAAAGCACCTGCATCCTCTCCATAGAGATGGGTGACCATGATGGCTCTGGTGCGCCGTGTAAGAACTCCGAAGAGCCGGTTTCGATCCAGTCCCCAAGTCTCCCGGTGAACGTCAACGAGTATCGGTTTCGCTCCCACTGCGAGTACGACGGAAGCGGTAGCTCCGAAAGTAAGGTCTGGAACCACGACCTCATCCCCCGGCCCGATCCCGAGAGAAAGTAGGGCAAGGTGGAGCGCACCTGTGCCACTAGAGGTCGCAAGACTGGGAACTCCGAATTTCTGACTGAAGGCTTTCTCAAACTCTCCCTCGAATCGTCCGGCGTGGGTTACATATCCTGTCTGGATGCACTCGGTTAAATACTTGAGCTCATTCCCCTCGAGGCTCGGCCTCGCCAAAGGGATCAGCGATGATTCCGTCACTTATAAATGCCAGTAGAAGCTGGTCTAGGCCCTCATAAGGTGACGCCAGGCGTGTCCTTCTCTCATCTCCGCCGGGGTCCATTGTGTCCAAGCAAGGTTCGCTGCCCACTGCTTTCTGTCCGGGCACTTTGGTTCCTCTAAGTCTGAAAGGCTTTTATTGGCTAGATCCCAAACCATAGAGCCTTCGTCAAAAGCAAATACAGGTTTGCCGTAGATCAAAGCCTCCACCGCTGAATTGCTGTTGAATGTCACTACACAGTGAGCATCCTTCAGGTCTTCAAGAAGTGGCGCTTTGGAGTAACCACATCCCCTGATTGGGTCTATCGGTGCTAAAGGATGAGGTCTGAAGACCACCGGCCTGTTGGTTATAACGGCTAGCCTTTGGGCCGTCTCCTGACACCAGACAACGTGGTAACTACCTTCCACGCTTGCATCCCAGGGAACCTGACCACAGAGGATGATCTTATTCCCCGGAGAGTAGGGCCTCATCTGGGTTTTCAGCTTCTCCCAGCGCTCAGGCCCCATGCTCTTGTTACGGAAGTCTGCTCTTCCGTTCAACCCATTAAAGCCGGCAGCATAGTGGTGATGTTCCCCGTCACCCCGGTTGACGTAACCCGTCTCTAGAACGATTACATCCAGGTTTTTTTCCCTCTGCTGCCGAAAGACTTTTCCTCGAGGCCAGGATTTCCTGACCTTGGATTTATAGACCCCGAAGATGACTGCTATATCTGAAGGTTCGTATTGGAATCCCTCGATCAGTTTCTTTTCTTCCGGGATTCCGTCATAGAAAGCTTTTAATACTCGGTCGTGGACCGGATCGCCGCTTAGATATACGTTAATCATTCGGCGATGACAATCAAAAACATCCCATCACTGCCGGCGTGGATAGCGCCTCCCTTGTCTTTCTGGCAAAAGCGTTCGGTTACTCGGAACCCGCAACTTTTAAGTAAGCCGTCGAACTCGTTCGGTCTGTAATGCCTGAAGTGCGGGCTGTCGTCTCTCTCGAAATGCTTCGCTAGAAACGGGTATCTTTCTTCGTTCGGGACTGAGGCTATTAACGTCCCGATGCACGCTTTCCTGAACGCTTGGAGCGCTGGCTTCGGGTCTTGGAGGTGCTCGATTGTCTCCAGGGAGACGACCGTCTCAAAACGTCCGTTCCAAGGCTCATCCTCGATTCGTCCCTGAATAAAACACGGCCCCTGGAAATGTTCCTCCGCCCAGTGAATCGCTTGAGCGCTCTGGTCAATGCCCACAACCAACTGCGCATTCTCAAGAAGAAGTTTCGAGCCATATCCGCACCCGCAGGCAGCATCTAGAACCCTCCCGCTCGCATACTTGGCTGCGAGCTCGTAGCGTCTAACGTGATCCGGCCTCGCCCCTCTTACCGTCTTAGTCCATTGTCGGCTGGCGTCCACCTACTTTGCGATTAAGTCGCCCTCTCTGAGTTGTCTTGTTTCTTTCCTGTCACCCTTAAAGTGGTGCATCACCGTGCCGGGCAGGGAATTCTCAAAGGGATGCATCGTGCCTTTAGGAACATGCTTCGCGAGGTTCACGAACTCGCCTTCATATCCATCTTTGGACGCCATGTATCTGATGGCGTCAAAGGCTATGCAGTCGTGCCACCACTGCTGTGTGAAGATAGTCCCAACAATGAAGACATGGACGTAATCTCTTAGGAATCTTTTCGCTATTGGGTGATTCGCGTTAAACCCGATAAATCCTGACTCGGTGAAGTACCACCCGTCTCGACCTAAATAACAATTGAACTTGTCATCCGGGAGACACGTATCTAGGAAACTCTCGGGGACGTGCTTATAAGTCTCCGAGTCGGCGTCCATCCAAAAGACCTTCCCCCCGTACTGTCTGCAGGCGTGAACCTGCATGAAGGTTTTTCTTCCCATCCTTGCGTCGAAGTTAATGTCGTAATTTGAACCAACGACTCCGTGCATAATCGGAAAGCGCAGGCTGGATAAGTAGTCCTGCAGAAACTCGACTTCCTCAATCGGCCTCCAGGAAATACCCGGAAGCATCTCGAAAGCCGAATCGTCTCCCTCGTAGTAGACGGTCAATCTAATGCTTGGGGGCCAGAACTTCAGCCACGACTCCACGAAGCGCTTTCCATACTTCTGGTACCCGGAAGCAGAAAAGCTCGTGATGACGTTCGGGAGTTTCTTCGGAGGCTTCTTCGCTTGTTCGATACTTACATCACCGACGATGAGCAGGCCACTTCTCCTGTAAGGCAGTTAGCATTGGAATGATCGGCCACTGTTTGTTTTTCTGGCGCCAGAGCTTCACGGAGCTAGCCCAAGGGAAAGACTCGCCTTCAGCAAGGTGTCTCCACATAGGCATTTCTGGAACCAGGCACCAGCATTCCTTACCAATGGCTCCAGCCGCGTCTACTACAGCGGTCGTCACGCTCACCACGATGTCTAACTGAGAAAGCAATGCAATCGTCTGGTCATAGTCCCAGAAACGGCTGCCCCATTCCCAGTCATGGATCTTCACGCCGTACTTTTCTTCCGCTCCTTTAACCCCGTCGGCGTCTTTGTATTGAAGACTCACCCATTGGGCATCAATACCCTTGAACAAGGGAGCAAAGGTATCCAGGGTCACAGAACGCCTGTAGGTCCCGGTCTTTGGGATACCACCTGTCCACGCTATTCCTATCTTTGGCTTCTTCTCATTGAGAAGCACTCCCCATTGGGCTGACATATCGGGTCGTGGGATGAGATAGGGCTTCCCGTGAAAGTCAGAGTCTTTATTCCTATAGAACTTTGGTAACTCTCCCAAAGCCACTCGAGCGTCGAACGACTGACTGTGCGCCCAGGTCCTGGCCTCTTCAGGTTTGTACCTGGTTCCGTACACCATAGCCGTCGGGAAAGACCTCTGGAAGAGAGGCGCTAGTCTCTTATCAACCTCCAGAGTCACCGTCTTGCAGTCGCGGATCAGGTCGGGCAGACAGGAAGCGAAGGAAATCTCGTCGCCCAAACCCTGTTCTCCGTAACACACGACGTTAAGACCTTTGGTGCCGTCCCATCGGGACTCGTTGCCGTACTTCATCTCCTTCCGGTTCTTCTCGGTCCCCAGATTGGCCTGGTAGTCCCTCCAGCCTTCTCGCCACCTTCTTGTGGCTAGATAGGCCATTCCCCTGTTGACTCTCGCATCCACCAGTTCGGGATTTTCGGCAAGAGCTCTATTGGATAGAGCAATACATTGCTCGAAGTCACCACGGTGAAGGGCTGACATCGACAGTCCCTCAAGAGCATTCGGAAAGTCCGGTTTTAGCTTTACCGCTTTCCTGAAGTGCTCATCCGCCAGCTCATCTTTCTGCACTTCATGGAAGCATTTCCCCATGTTGTGCCAGGCAGCGGCGTTAATAGGTCTTATATCCGCCGATCGCTTGATGATGTTGTAGGCGAGCCCGTAGGAGCCCTCCTGCATCAAGGCGTATCCAAGCATGAAGAGGGCTTCACCGTCGTCGAAGTCCTCATCCAACCTTTTGAAGAGTCTTTTAGCTGCCTCGGGGTAGTTTTTTTCGTCTAGGTATTTTTTTGCTTCTTTTAAGAGGCTAATTCAGCCCTCCCTATCCGTCAGAAAGCGTGTCTCTCCATCCGGCAATTGAAACCTTTTGGGTTACGGAAGCGAGCGGCGTCCCGAAATCGACAACCAGGGGGACGCCCTTCTTGCCCATGAGGTTCACAACCCAAGTATCCTGAACCGATACACCCAGCGCCGCGATGATGTCCCAACTCGCGACCACGGTGCCGCCGATAGAGGCGTGGCGGACGTTCAGGGTGGACGTATACGCAGCAGCAGCGGCATTTCGCTCTGACCAGCCCAACTGGGTCATGTGGATTCTCTCCTTGGCCGCAGGCGTGGGAGAGCTCACCGCGAGAGTCGTACCAGAGGCCGTTGTGTTATTGGCGCTCCAGTTGTTCCCCAGTGAGTCAATGATTAATGCCTTATCGCGGAAAGCCATATCAGCCCCAGTGCATTTTTGAAGTTGTTTTTAGGTAACGATACTCAGGCTGGTTTAAGAGCCTGTAGACCGCTTTCTCGTGATCCTTGTTATAGACATCTACCCCGTACTCGTTCAGCCACTTCTCGATCACGATATTGGGGATCGTGGCGTACTTCCACCAACTATCCTTAATCCCGTCCTTCGTGAATTGATCGTCATTCTGTAAGACTTTATTGGCGTCCAGAATCAGACCAACATCATGCTGCTCTCTATGGACAACAGTCGTGTCAGTCTCGGGGACGTAATCGACGCTGGTTGTGATCCCGGTTAAGGGGTCGTATTCAAGAAGTCTTTTCGACATATCCAAACGGGTTATTGATTCTTATGGACCCGTGCATAGAGACTCTATGGGTCGGTTTCCTAGTGTCTCCTCGTCGGTGAAAACCGTAGACATTCGCTACAACTAAAGTATCCGCCTCTACGGTCACAGGCTCGGGTGTGTACTCGAGCTCATGTAATTCCTCCGGGCTTATCCGGAAGCTTCCCTCTCTATGCCCAGGCCCCCTCCACTCCTCAGCCGCTCCGCGCTTTAGGTCTTTTACCCTGTCGGCGTGCCACTGAATCAGTCTTTCAGTAAGCACCGGAGACTTTGGCACATACCAGAACGGCCCCTCGTCCAGACTCACTGAATGCGGGAAGTACCAGAACTTCACGCAAGGGAAAAACGTATCGCTGTGGAAGACTTTTTGCTCATCGCCATCTTCGGGCAGGTTGTACAAATGTTGTAGATACGAATTCCCGACAAACAGGTTCTGTGCTTCTCCCCGAGCAACTGGCTGGAAAAGGGGCGCAATGACGTTCCATATCGGCGTCATCGCATGAGCAGCAAGGCTATTAGGATGGCTTCCAATCCTGGACTCGTTGCTCTGCCCATCCTTGATGGCGCTTTTCTCGGCCTGGGCTTTTATTTCTCCCGCTACTGCCTTCCCCAAAAAATTCTCTATTCGAATCATCCCGGAGTTCAATAACTCAGAGGGAGTCATATACGACCCGGCTACCCTGTGGGCCTCGATCATCCTTGGGACATGAATATCCAAAAGCTCGGGCTGTAGGTCATATCTTTTGTTTTTCCCGAACCTCGCGAAACTCACAACCTGAAACTCCACACGGGGTAAAACTTCCCGTCGGTAAATTTCTCTCCTTGGTGAACATCTGGCTTAGGAAATACCTCGTTCACGGCTCTCATAAGGCCTTGGTATGCCGCCGAATAGTCGTGCCCGCAGATCAACCCCCCGACCATGATCTTCGGCCTCCAGGCAGCAATATCCTTTCTTACAGAATCGTAATCATGCTTGGCATCGATAAACACGAAGTCCAGGCTTTTATCTTCGTAGAGCTTCGCCGCCTCCCACGAGAGAGACGCATGGAGCTTGCCAATCGTTTTCCCCATCAGAGGCCCAAGATTGGAGAGCGCCTGACCATCTCCGTTCTTGATATCCACACCGTCTACAACGCACTGAGCGCCAGCATTGATGAGCTCGACCCCCAGATATGCGAGAGACTGCCCGTGTAACGTCCCCAGTTCTACGCCTCTAGTCGCGCGCTTCTTGGCGGCTAGTTCTTTGGCGAGGTCTGCATAAAATTCAGGCCATGTGAAACAGCCGTCTATGCTTTTGTAGAAGTGCTCCATATCTTCCAAACTGGATAAGAAAACGGGAGGGGGTTTGCCCCTCCCGTCCATACGTTACGACGTGGCGAGGTCCGTGACCTTGCCTGAAGCAGCTTCGTTTCGACTTACCAGCGTGTATTCCGCGAGGATCATGCGCTGGATGTTGTCACCCGTCACCGCCAACTGAACGGACTGGAAGGGTCGGAGATAAGCCACCGCCCAGTAGTTCATATCGAGAACGCTGATAGTTCTGTCTCGATTGAAACGGCTTGGAATGACCTTCAACGTCCCGAAGTCGCTGACATACGCATCCGCCGCAGCGACGATCTTTGCTTGACCGCCGGCCTGCTGGAAGATGTTGTTGGTCAGAATCCCAGAGAAGCCCGAGACTTTCACTTTGTTGTAAGGGCCAACAAGGATCGTGTCCGGGTTTCCACCAGCGTTCCACGCCGCGCGGATGATTGCCTTAACCGCAGCTTCCGTCACGGTCGCCACAGCCGAGTTGTCAACCGGCGCGGTGGTGCCCGTACCAGTGACGAAACCAACCGTCGCCGGAGAACCACCCGACCCGAGAGTCGTGTTGTTGGACGAGAGCCACGACTCGAGAGACGCCGACACACGAGCGGTCGCCGTGGTGCCCGCCACAAAACCGTTGTTCTGGCTGAGGGCAGACTCCATGTCCCGCTTCATCTGCAGGCCGTACTTGACGATCTGGAAGGCCATCTCGTTCGCACGACCAGCGGTGTTTACAGCTTGCGCCGTACCCGATACCTGGAATGCGTACTGCGCGATTTCGCAGTAGTTGAACACTCGGGTCGTCGGGTTGACCGCCGTGTTCGACGGGTTGTTGCCTTCAACCGCCTGGTTGGTTGCGACGGCAGACGGAATCTTGTCGATCTGCCACTCATGTTTCGTATTGCGCGCGGTCTCCCGAGCGGTGGCGTTAAGAAAGGGCGTTTCCGTTGGACTAATGCGATAAATCATGTCCGTGAGGTCTTCACGGATACCAATTTGCTGGTACGTTGCGTACGTACCTACAGGGTTAGCCATTGGCTACCTCCGTTTGTTGTTTTTGTTTTTAGAGTCTTCCGGACTCGAGCATCTGCAGGATTACATCCTGGGCAGCGTCTCTAGAGCCGGTCTTGTTCAAGCGCGCCATGCTGTCCTTCAACCTGTCGGCGTCGGGGTTGGGCTTCTCGGCCGTGCCTGGCTTTTGAACCTTGGGCACTTGTGCAACCCGCTTCTCCACGGTCTTTGGCTTGGCTGATTGGTACTCTCTCCATTTGAGAGCATCGTTCAGCACTTCAATCGCCCGGTGATCGGTGATGGCGTTTACTTCTTGTTGTTGAAACCCGTATTGGTCCACAGCACCTTTAAGAATTTTCCCGTAAAGGTCGTTATTCCAACCCGGCACTCTTTCCTGAAGCTTCTCTACGGCTTCCCGAGCCTGCTTGTTAAAGACTTCTTTTGCTTGAAGCTCGCGCTGCTGTTGGGCTTGGCGGAGTTCAGCTTCGATGCCTTGTAAAGCCTGCTGGAACTGCAACTGCTTGAAAAACTCTTGTTGAGCTCTTGAGGGGTCTTCGGCCGCTAGTTTGTTGAGGTCAACCGATTCGACTCCGGCGACTTTCTCAACATACTTTTTATAAGCCTCCAACCTCGTCAGATACTCTTTTTCTCTCGTTTCAATTTCAGACTTCACCTTGGATTGCGCTTCCTCGCGTTCCTTTGCGAGCTGCTGCATCTTCTGGGTGTAGTCGAAACCCTTCTGTGCTAGCTCGAGGACTTCCGGCTCGAGCTTTTCCAACTCTTCACCCTTGTACTTGAGTTTGAGCTTCCGTGGTTCGGGAGCTTCTTCTTCGGGTGTTTCTTCTGCCTTTTCCTCGGCGGCTTCCGTTTCCGGCTTAGCCTCTTCGGTTTTGGCTTCAGCAGACTTGAACTTCCCTTTCTCGTCTCTAGGCTGTTCTGGTGCTTTTTCTTCTGCCTCTAGAGCTTGGGAAAGAATTCCTACTGCCTCGTGCGGATTCATCGCTTCTGGTAATGCGGGCTGCTCTGGGGCTTGGCCCTGAACTTCGTCTGCCACTTTCACTCCTTGGCCGTTAGAACGGCTCTTGTTATTTACTGCTTAGCAGCGGTTGGTCAGAGACTCCGCTTACTTGAGTTTTTGCTTGTTAGACCCTGCTGGATTGCCGTTCTTCAAAACGCCGTTCTTTGACCCGATCTGCGCACCGTCGAGACTAGAACGGGTCTGGAGTACTGGAAACCGTTTCGGGCCGCTAGCAGTTGGTACTTCACCGTTGAAGCCGTTGTTGGAGCAGGCTTCCTGGAGATAGGTAGGTTGTCCGTTCTTGCTCATTTGCCGCTCCCATACCCGCGGACTTTCGCCACCGCCTGCGACACAGAGTAACCGTGCGTAGTCGGGTGACGACCCTCCGGCTTGGTGACGTACTTCTGTTTTGAAAGTTTCGAGGTCGCTGAGTCCTTGTGAGTCGGCCCCGACTTGGTTTTGGTGACTGGCATTTTTTCTCCTTATTTGCTTCAGTTGAAAGAAAGCGCGTCTTTCACGCGCTGCGCGATCGTCCTTTGCCGTAACTGTTCTTCGGCTAGAAGGCCGGTGTTTACTACGCTTTTCAATTCGTCTAGCAGGTCGTGAAGGGCTTCATACTTGTCTAAGAGTCGAAGCCTTAATTTATCGTCCGCAATCCCGGCGGATCTCATTCCTGCCAATAGAGCTCGGTCGATCTTGTCCACCGACTGTTTGAAGACCGGATTCTCCAAGACTTCCCTGGCGTGACCCGCCTTTCGGATCTCTTCGGCTAAAAGCTGTTCTTCAGCGTCCATTACAGTCCAAGCAGAAGCACCTCTATATCTTCTTCGTCATCACTTTCATTCAGGAAGTCGTAGATCGGCATTAGGTCTACGGCTGTCAGTTCGATTTCCCGTCTTAGCTCTGAAGCTCGCTCTCTCAGAGAGTCAAGGTTGGCCAGAACCCCTAAAGGAACCTTCTGGACCGAGACCTTCTTCTCTACGGTCTCGATTTTCTTTTCGATCTTCTTGAGCTTTGTCTGATCCCTCTTTAACTTGAGCTCAAGCTTTACTTTTTCGACTTCCGCTTCTTTGGGAGACTTCCAGGCGAGGAAGGTGATTAACCCGCCCGCCCCTCCTCTTGCTGCCGGAGGCGGAATTACGACCGCAGCCGCCCCGTTCCCATAACCCAGAGTTACTAAGTGGTTCTGATCTCCTATGAAAACCCCAAGCCCGTTGGTGACTACTGCACCAGCGGACCCGATCATGTCGCTCTACTTACGCTCGACGGAGTAGTGCTATCCAGGGTTAGGGTTGTAGCTACAGCCGAGTGATCCAGTTTCTTAATGGTCATGGTTACACCGGAGACTGTTTTCTCGGTGTGATGACCCAACAGTTCGTAAAGGATCTGAGCAGGGGTCCCAGCAGCCCCATTGGCCCTGTAGGACTCGGAGATGGTGCTTACGAAGTCTCCAGTCGTCCCGCCGACGTTTCCGACCACTGAACCAACAGACCCGCCCACGTTTCCGGTGACGCTCGAGGCTAGAACGCTTGCAAGGACTGACCCAACGGAACCGCCGACATTGCCAATGACCGAAGCGACCGAGCCGCCCACGTTCCCTACAACGCTTCCGACCGACCCGCCGACGTTACCGGTAACACTGTTAGCCAGAACCGAAGTCGCGACGGAGTTAACCGAACCCCCGACGTTACCCACGACACTTCCGACTGAGCCTCCGACGTTCCCGGAGACTGAGGCTACCGAACCACCGACATTCCCAGTGACGCTCCCGACAGCTCCCCCGACGTTTCCAACCACCGATCCTACGGAGCCGCCGACGTTACCTGTTACAGACCCCACCGCCCCGCCGACATTTCCAGTCACTGAGGAAACAGTGATGTCTAACTGAACCTCTTTCATCGCAGGCGCCACGCTAAGAGTCGTGGTGTTGGCGTAGAGGGTCAGGATTACGGTGTCTACACCAGCGGCGGTTGAGTAAGCCGCGTCCGGAACGTCTACTCTGTAAAGGCCTGGTGCGCCTGTTCCATCTACCTCGATAGCCCCGCCGCTCGACCACGCGACTGAAGTGTTAGAAAGGGCCGAGCAGTTGGTGGTGACGTTTCCTTGTCTAGTTCTGGTGTAACCAATCAATAGCTGATTGATAGTTACACCAGTTTTAGCCGTCCCCGCCGTTTTCTCAACGAGGTTGAAATACTCAGTCCTGCTGGTAGTGCCTGACTTGACTGAGCTCATTGCATGTAGCCCCCGAGGAGACCGAGATCACCGTGGATATTCCCCGGCACCTTTAAAACCCCGGCCGAGGTAGACCCACCACCACCGCCACTTGCTTGCATGATTGCGTCGACAATTCCAGCGTTAGCATTACCCGCTCCAGTCCCGATGGTCGCGGTCTGCGAGCTCTGGGTAGTAGAGACTATGCGGTATTCAGTTAACTGGAAATCCGCCCCAGAAATCTTCGTCGCGGCCGAACCGCCGATATTTCCTTGCGTCGGGCTGGCGGTGCTTCCCATCCGATAACTGGCTATCACCGAGTCGTTCGCATTCGACGTGCTAAAGGTAATCGGGTCTGACTGCGCGCTGTATGGAATACCTGCATCTCCATCCCAGATCGTGCTCGTATCCTGCCCGCTAAAGGCGTATACGTCCGTCGTGATAAAGCTCGTAGAGCCGCCCAGCGTGAGCGTGAACTGCACGCTCGATAAAGCACCAGAGGCTTGTGCCGCCCACTCCTCAATGAAGTTGACCGTGGTCGGGTCAGACTGACGTTTTCTCAAAGACCAGGTCAACGATCCACCGCTGATGCTGCTTACAGACGTTCCGTTAATCGTGACGGAGATGAATATTTCCGCCGCCTGGGTCGTGGTGAAGGCTCCAGTGGTGAGCGACGATCCGCTCGTCGCGTTGTTGTGGACCGGAGTGCCTTCTAACGCTAGCGCCATTTACAGAGTGGTCATCGTGTTCACGCTGATTGCAGTCGTGAACGTCTTCAGAACTTGAGCCGAAGCCCTACCTTTCGTATTCGCATCCGCAGGTTGTGGAAACCCTGCTTTGAACGTCGCCCCGCTGATTACACCCACATAAGGATCATTCACGCCTTGCGAGTCACCGTTGACGGTGAAACTTCCAAGTGCCGAGAACGTCACGCCGTTGTCGTAGCTGATCTCCAGGGTGATCGTCGCAATATCACCGAGCGGCCATCCCGACGGGTTCGTGAATACGAACTGCATCCACACCGCGCCGGCGGAAATCCCGAACGCCTGCGGGCCGAACGACTGGCCGGTGTTATAGGTGTGCTGCGGAACGTTAAGAGCGGTTACCGTCGGCATCGATTAGCTTTGGCCTTACGCCTTGAGCTCTGCCTTTTGCGTCTCTCACGATTTCCTTCTCGGCCATCGCGGCGTCAATTGCCCCTTGGAGTTTTGTCTGTAGCTGGTCGTGCATGGCTTGCTGCTGATTCAGAAGAGCCTGGATATGACCCTTCAAGACTTCAAGTTGTTGGTCGTTGTTGGCTTCTTGGGCAGACTTTTGAAGGTCTCCCAATTTATCCAGGACCATCTGCCGGTTCTCATGGGAGATGGTCAGGGCGTGTTTCGCCATATCGACCTGGAGGTCTTTATCTTGTTTCATCGACTCCATCATCGCCCCGAACTTCTCTTTATCAGCCTCCAGCTTCTGCTGCATTTGAGTCAGGAAAGCATCCAGTTGCATCTTCTGGTCCTTCTGCTGTGCAGCCATGTCCTGCTTCTCTTTCTGAAGCTGGAGCTTGATGAGGTCGGGGTTGGGTTGGGGTTGTGGAGGCGGAAGAGTCTTCGGATTGGTAAACAACTGATCCGCTTCTCTCGGGAACAAAGCCTTGGCTGCGATATGAGCCAGGTGGTAGGCGTTGTCTTCTGTAACCACTCTCCCCGCAAGACCCATCTGCGCCATGCCCTGCATCATGTTCCCTAGCATGGTCACACCCTGGACTGCGTTCTGTTGAGACCCTGTCCCAAGACCAACAGTGACCGTCATGTTGAAACGGCTTCTCCACTCCCGAGGGTCTACTTCTACCCACTGGCCTCTCAGCTTCACCATCTGTTTCTTTTGTTGGTGCTTGGACTCCAGCTCGAGAATCTTCCACATGATTTCCTTGACGCAGGTCTCAGCAAGAATTCTTGCCATCAAGGTGATTCGTTCCAGAGCTGCGTTACGGAAGGCCTCCACAAAGGTCGCCTTCGCGTTAATCGCATCCGGGTCTACAGCGTTTGGAAAGTCTGTAGCTCCTACCCGATTGGTTTTGACCTTATCCAGGTAGTCGAGCAGGTTGTAGAACGGCTGACCTAAGAGAGGATTATCGATTCTCTTAACGGACCCCATAGCCTTGACCCTAACTACACCGTTAGGTCTCGCGGTGAGGAGGTCGGCCATGTTGACCATGTTCTCCAAGACTTCCATTCGACCGTTATTGGCTACATAAGCGTTGTCGAAGAGTTGTCTCAGAACCGTGGACTTCTGGAGTTGAATGTCTCCTACAAGATCAAAGATTGATAATCCGTAATGCTTGTGAGGCATCAGGATCGCTGTTCCACCAATGATCGGAAGACTGTCGAACTCCTCGTTGTCGAGGATCGTCTTTCCTACCTTAGTGACTTTTCTTAACTCAGCAATCCCATCCCCGTCGTAATCAACCTTGAAATACGCTTCGCAGAGCCAGACTCGCCTAGTGGTCGGGTCGTTAGACTCCTGGTCATACCTGTAGGAAAGAGCGTCGTCGAACTTAAGTCTTTCGACTCTTTCCAGATTGAAGTCAGCATTGGGCGCGTAGTCCGCGATGTTGTCTTCAATCTCATAACCCATCTCGCGAATGTCGGAGATGGTTCTTAAAGTCCGGTGTTCAACAAATCTTGCAGAGGAAAGATCGTTCCCCGCCTCCCTCGAGATTAGAACTTCCTCCGGGGGGAGCGGGTCGATACAAACCTTCCCATACTTCCTTGATCTCTTGAAAACAGCGTCATGAAGCTTGGGAGTCGGTATTTGGGGAATCGGCATCCCCATCTGCTGCATTTGAAGGACCTGCTGTTGGATCTGTTTCTCAGCGTCTTCGTCGGGTCTCTCTGTATGCTGCTTTAGCTCAAGTTCTGGATCGTCCAGAAGATGCTCAAACTCGGCATCGGTGAGGTTTTCGTATTGTTCTTTCCCGTTGTCTTCGTAGTTCTCCCAGTAGACTTTGACGTAGCCGTTCTTCTGGAGGAGCGCGTCTTTGAAGAGGCAGTAAAGAGCCAGGAAGCCGTTATTAAGACGACTGAAGACGTAATTAACGTAATCAGTCGCTTGTTGCGCGGCGGCTTCATCATCCGGCTTTTGGGCCTCAAACCTGACTATCTCATCTGAAGCCGTGAACATCGCCATCAAAGAGGGGAGAATCCCCTCTACGGCGTCTTTGACTTCAGTTGTGACTACTTGAGAGCGACCCTCGACCTCATTTCCATAAGGCTGTCCGTAGTAATACTGCATCGCCTTTCGGCGCTGCTCGGACAGAAGGGAGGTGAAGTGAACTAAGCAGTTCGCTTCCTCTTTCTCAATAGTCGCTAAGAGCTCGTCTTGATCCAATATCGGCTCGCTTTATTCTTTTTGTTCTTTTCGTGCCGCATCGTGGACAAAACATCCCGCGTGCGAATGGATAGCCGCATTCGGCGCATTTCAGCACCAGCGGCATCTGTTATGGGTCTAGCTCGACGGTCAGAAGCAGCTTGTCTGAAGTCTCTCTACTGGAGATGATTCTGTTGGCTTCATAAGGCGCGAAGCCGCTTTCTCTCAAGAGAAGAAGAACGGTAGCCTTCCCGACTTCGATTTCTTTCGTCTTGGGACTCATCGTTTTAGACTGCGGCCAACAGGAAATGCACCAACCGCCCTCCACGTTTTGATACATGGATGGCTTACCGCATTTGATACACGGGACCATCTCTATCGGCGGTTTAGACGATTCCTGTGGCTGGGTAGGCAATGGGTTCCGACCACTCGGTCGAGTTGTTCATTGTTGTGCTGTACAAAGCCGCGTATTGAAGAGCGTCTTGAAGGTGCGAGTAGTCGTTCTTGTCTGGAACGTCCTTGAATCTTTCCTGTCCCACCACTTGAAGTCTTCGGTATTGATAGCGACCATTAAAACCCCGTCTAAGCATGTCGCACTTGGGGTCAACCATCAGACAGGGTTTCCCGTCTGTCATTCGGGTTAGGTATTTAGCTACCGCTTCTCTTCTTCCGACAAAAGCATTGGTAGAAGCCGGGGAACAAGCAATCCCCTCCTCCGCTAGTTCCATAAAACAAGACTTCTCATCGTTCTGGGACTTCGCCATCCCAGCGGGATCTCCAACTGCTTGAAAACTCATCCCCGGATAGTTCATTGCTAAATGAGGTCTCACTACGTCTCTAGCGAACTGTCTGATCCCCATGTCTTTCGCGAAGAGCTCGTCAACTACTAACAACTGACCTCGAGGACTTACCTGGCAAATCGCACAAGCAGGGGTTAATCCATAGTCGAAACCAAGTAATAGAGGAAGACCAGGATCAGCCACCACAGGACGGCAGTGAATGTCATCGGCCCACTCCGGGTAAACGGGTCTTCCGTCTGCGATGGTTCCGTAGTTACCTAGAAGGAAGACCTTGATCCACTCTCTAGCTTTACCCGGAACCTGCCTTAAATAGTATTCATGACCCCCTGGTAAATTCTTTACGTTCTCCGCGTTTGGGTTAGGCGCATAAGCGCCATCTCTCTCGACAAGTCCGCCGGGCTGCCTGAAGAACTCCCACTCTTTAGGCTTTTCCCTCTCTGCGAGCCGAAAGTACCAGTGGTCATCGTCCGGCGGGTTGGTATCGAGCAGAACTCCGGTCCACGTCGGGCCACCCTGGCGCGCAGGAGGAAAACGCCCGACCCGCTGCGTGACCATATCGAAAACGGCCTTAGGGAGTTCGCCCGCTTCATTGATCCACGCTCCAGTCAATTCCAAAGACTTAAGTTTCCCAATCTCCTCGGGTCTATCCACCGGGAAAAAGAAGACCTCCATCTCCATCTGGGTCCCATCTTTTAACTTTCCACTGATGGTCCCCGTAATCGGAGCGTCCCACTTCATCACACACCCAGCAGCCCATTCCTGCCACGTTTTAATCGTGGTGGACTTCAGCTCCGGATAAGTGTTTCTGATAATGGCCCAGCGGGTCCTACGAACCCCCAGAAACGCTTTCTGTTCTTGAGCCCTACTCAGTATCTCGATACAGCAAGCGGTGCTCTTGGAACTTCCTACGGGGCCCATCAAGCCTCTAACGAAGGCGTTACTGGCGTGAAACCTCTCCACCGTAGGTCCGGCGGGGATGTAGCTGATGGAGTCCACTAACGACGCGCACCGCCATTTTTGCCTGACTTTCGCCCAGCGCTTTCATATTTGACGACCCGCGTGATCTCGGAGGGGCAGTCGCCCCTTAAATAGCGCATAAACGCCCTAGCGTCCTCGCGCGACAGAAAAACGTCAGTTACCGGCACAAACTGATCGTCCACCCAAGTCTCTCGTACCCAAACGTGGCCGCGCCTCATTTCGCCCTTCTCTTCCTCATGTACTCCCTTTGGTAGGCGTTGTAGGCTTCTCTGGCTCGGCGATTTCGAGTTCGTCCAGTAGACGGACGATCTGCATCCCCAACCGCGGCGGGATTGTCTCCACCGGCTGGCAGTGTTTCAGTATTTCCTCGATCACCCATCGCACTTCTGTTAGTCGCATCTGTGTTAGTCGCACATCCCTCGTGAATCCATCTCTGTGAAGGCCAGTAACCTCGGCCGCAGACACATAACGTTTTCGTTTGCATTCAAATCGTGTGTGGATGGGAGAGGCCCGCGCTCACCGGAACGAGGACTCCTCGCGGTTTTCTCTCCCCCGGTGCCGGCCTTGGCAAGGAATCTCTTTCGGCTCGGAAGCATGCTTTGCTGCGCTGCACATTATTTGACATAAAACAGATTGTGGGCGAGCGCTGCACAAAGCCGTTGATTACTCTGGCTTATTGCTCTGCGTCACATCCTCTGACTCGATATCCACCGCTGTTTGCTGCCCTGCGTCACGCCTCAGATTGATGTTGATCTGCACCGCTTGGGCTACGTTTGGCACGTCCTGGCCGTAGATCCGACGACACACACGCTCGAGCTCCCACTGAGCCGATCTGAGCTGTTCGCGCGCACGTGTCAAGTCAAGCGCGTTGTCGGCCTTATCCATCAAGTCTTCGGCTCGCTCTTTCCTTGTTAGAGCCTTAGTGAGTTGAGCGTCACGCCATTGCTCCTCAGCGTGTTTGAGCATGAAGAGAGAGAGGGCTGCTCTGGTTACGCCATAGCTCTTGGCGATCTGTTCACCAGACTCTTCGGCTAAATAACGTTCTAGGATGTCTTTGGGGTCTACGTCTTTAAGAGGGGCTAGTTGTCCGCCTTTACTGAGCATTAGGTCTGGAGTTCAGGGTGCCGTCAATTAAGCCCTCGTCTCTCCGAGGTGTCATGGGGTCTCGCACAGCCGCCATTGGCCGTGTAGTTTGTCGATTGGGACGTACCAATCCGGCCGCGAGCTGGCCGCCTTTCCTATAAGGCCGCTCATCCCGGCTGATGCGCTGCCTTCAATTGTGGAAATCTCGCTTCTAGCTCTCTGATGTCGTTACTTACATCTGCAACGCCATGCCAATCCTCGAGTTCTATCTTTAACAGCATGTAAGTCACGAGGATCTGCTTCTTTCTTTCCGGGGTTGTTTCAGCGTCCACGCTTCAGCACTGGGGTTTTGGACCTGCGGGCGACATCTAAAGCAATAGCCACCGCTTGTCTTTGCGGTTTACCCGCTGCTATTTCGGTGCGGATGTTTTGACTTATCGCTTTTCTGCTTTTCCCTTTGGTCAGAGGCATATTTATCTATCTCAAAGAGGATCGAGGCTTTCCAGAAATTTAGGTGCCACTCTGGGGTCTGATTCTGATTCCAGGAGAGCTTGGTCTCCCGGATGATTTGTTTAACTTGGTCGAGATCCAAGACGCTTTAATACCGCTTCCTTATGCACACTCGCTCCCATTATTTCGTCCCAGGTCACCGTAGACATGGATGCTCTAGCTTCAGCGGTCCACTCAGCGCTGTAGGGCGAGTCTTTGGTCTCAGGGAAACAGGGAATACCTTGGGTGAAATGGACTAATTTGGGATTGGCGATCGGCTCGTCATAACCCACGAGTAAATTCCATTCAGCCGGTAGCTCACCTATTGAGCTAGCCCATTTAAGGGTCTGTGGCTCTCCAGTCTCGATAAACTCAGGCGTCAAAACTCTGCATTTGTCGTTGTTAAATACCATCAGGCTTGGCCACTCGAACCTGAGCTTGTTCTTGACTACGCTGACCGCGTGCTCGTAGTGGTCGCCCGCGTAATCTCGGAGTTCATAGACATCGCCAAGGCAAAGCATGTCAGCGTCCATGAAGACCGACCAGCCGTGGTCAAAATCGCAAAGGTATGGCGGTAAATAGCGGGTGAACGTGAAATCAGAAAGTCCGCGGCGCTTCACTGGAAGCTGGTCTATGACCAATGGCGTGATGCTTACCGGCCGGCGAGCTCTCCGGTAAATAGAGTGCATCAGAACCTGCACAGCAACGGGCTGGCGCTTGTCTACACCAAGGAAGACTCTTAGCGTATTTACCTCGAATAGGTCAGCCCTAACTCGGAGCGCGCCGACGAGCTCGTTATTTAGTGGGCGTGGTCGGGACCGGCGGGCTGATTTTCTGGAATTCTGGATTTACGAGGGAAAAACTACCCCTCGCATTTGGACTTATCGGCTTTCGCCTACGATGGACGAATTGTTACCGCGTTAGACTTGTACCACTAGATCTAGTTCCAAGTCAAGCGTGTAGCTCAGTATTTAGTAGCAACGCCCAGACTCTGATTCTGGCGATGTCCAAAGCCTCACCGTATTCCTTCCAATTTAATCTTCTGCCGCTGTATTTCTTGATGGCCTTCAAGATGCGCCATCTCTCAAGACCCGGAAAGCAGTAGTGATAGGTGATGGACCATTTATAAACCTTGCCCACAGAATCGCTACCGAGCCCCACAATCGCCGCATTCGTTCGGACGGCTCTGAGTATGTCTATCTCTGGTAGAGGCGCTGTAGGCGCTCCTGGATCGCCCCAGCCGCTATCCCAAGCACCAGGAGCATGGGGGTTGAAGTTTCCCTCGAGTGATTTACAGCGGGCGTAAATCTGCCGGTCCTTAAAAAAACGACTCCACTCGATTAACCTGTCCTCGAGCTCAGGTGGAACCAGATCCAGGCGTTTCATTTGGCTTTTGTTGTTGGGATTTAATCAGCCGGCGCTTTTCGTAGTAGGCCTTCCCGCGCTCGCTTTCTCGCCACTTTTTATGAGCGCGAGCCTGAGATTCTTTTCGCTTTTGAATCCTTGCGGACAGATCATCCATTTAGTCCCTCCAATTTCTGCCTGTAGGCGGCGATTAAATCCTCTACGTCGGAACGGGTGTATTTAACAATCTCACGGGCGCCGGCGAGCTTTCGTTCAAACCATTCGAGCCCGTTTTCCTTGATGAGCTTCGCAGCGAAGACCTCATAACGTCCGCCCATAAAGACGTTATCGCGGCGGCACTGAGGGCGAATGATGTCCACGTCAAAGAGCACAGCACCATGTCGTCCAGGGATGGCGTGACCAGCCTGCGCTTCGTATTTCCAGTGAATCGGTGCTCCGCATGTATAACAACTGACGAAGCCCCCTTCATCGGCGTCTTTTCGTCTCACATACTCGCTTATCAGCTTCCAAAGCTTCTTCTTCAGGCTTCCGAGCGTCTGCTTTTTCGCCATTCTTTTTCTTCCCAAAGGCCATTTGCCATTTACGGCCGGTTTTGTTGCCCTTCTTGAATTTGCCCATTAACGCAGCATCATTTCAGCTCGTTTTGTCGAAGCCTCAGTCCTCCGCATTTCAGCCAGGACTTTGGTTGAGTCGTATCTGACTTTTGCTCTATTCGCTTCTTTCCTCGCAGCGACCATTGTTTTGATGTGATGCTTATAAGCGGCATCTGCTAAAGCCTGTCTTTCGCGCTCTGCATTTGACCCACTAAAGCCCGTCATCAGTTCAGCGAGCAAAGTCTTCTTCGTTTCCTCGAGCATGCACGCTGCGGCATCTTTGTCTGTCCAGTCCTCACCAGCAACCATGAGTCGGTGAAAGATTGCCTCGGGATCGAAGTCGCTCAATTGTTCTCCAACTTAATCACTCTGTTTCTCAGGTCCGAAAGCTCCTCAAATAGCGCAAAGAATGCCAATCTCACAGCGGGGTTTACATTCACATCAGAAGCTATGAGCTCGACCAGGTTTTTAATGTGCTGCTTTCTCTCTTCAGCGTTCATTTCTGTTTAGCTCTCCAACGCTTCAGCGCCTTTCTCGCTTTCATTCGTCTTTCAATCCGGGGGTCATCAAGAGGAGTCGTCCAGGACACATTCCTTATCGGCGAATACTTCTTCTCAGCAGGCGAGAGGTTTCTGTCCTCTGCTTTCCAGCTAGGAGGTAGAGGGCGGTATTTGCTAATCACGCGGCTTCGCGTTCATCGTCTTCGCCTGGCTCGCGCTGAAGCATCGGCTTCACCGCTAGACCAACCATCTTTCTGCAGAACGCTTTCTTCTGCTCGAGGGTGTGAAGGCCACGCTCCTCGCACCATCTTTCTGCCCTGAGCCTGTTGGCTTCTAGGTAGTGGTATTCGCAGAGATTGTGTCTGCCTTTCCCGTACTCGATTTCCTCGCGGACGATGGCTTTCTGCCTGCATCCCTCCCATGAGCAATCGGCCTGCGGTTGTCCGTCTAGAGTCTTCAAAGCCTTCCACCCACATCGGCACTTCACGGCGTCGCGAGAGAGGCTTCCACCACAATCGGGGCACGCGATACGGTTCATGCAACGCTCGCAATCTCGCCTCGGTACTGGGCGAACTTCGTGCGGTTAAATAAGGTCGCCGGCCGGAGGTATTGGCACATCCGCTCGTCGGCGCACCATTCCCTGCACTTCTTGGCAACAACGGCTCGGCAGTCATCCACCGTTGCGCCTTCCTGTAGCCTGGCAATGATGAGCTCGAGATTTGCTGGCACGGGCTCGTATTGCCGGCCGGTCTTCTCGTTTAGAAATTCCAATACCTGCAGAGCGTCGGGCTTTAGCCCGACAGTGTTTTTCTTTATTTGGTTATTGGTTCTTGGTTCTTGGTTCTTGGTTATTGGTTCTTGGTTAGCTAAGCCACCGTTCAACGGTCGCTTAACGCGCGTTGAACGCCTGTTGCGCCTAGCCTCCGCACCCGCCTTTCCAGCAATGCTTGCAGATTGAATTCTCGCTTTATAAACAGATATTTCGTGATCACAACGGTGATGCCTGTAGACGTCGCCATCCAGGATGAAAAACTCCTTCAGAATGTGCTTAACGGTGACTCTGTCGAGCTCAGATGCAGCCATTACCTTGCGACAGATCCACTCAATGTCATTAGCTGGCAACGGTCGTTCGATGTCGTAATACAGTTCGATGAGCTCTCTGTACAACGACCGTTCATCGCGCGTTAGATGACGTGTAGCGTTGTTGAAATCGCCAATGTGGTGCGGGTAGTAATTCACTTCTTCTTAAACCGCCCCTTATGGGGGCTATCCGCCCCTCATACAGTCAAAAAAAATTTACAGCCCCTAGTTGTTCCTGGACGGCCCTTCCGTTCCTGAAAGCGCCTTCTCTACGATGACGTGGCGAGTGAGCACATGCCGAACGTAATCCGATAAATCGCGGTCGTTCTTGGTGGCGATGCGCTTCAGGTCAACCTTTAACGAAGATGGAACGTGGATCTTGATGTCGTCGTCACACTTCATCGAGTTATCCATTGGAAAGAAGGCCCGGACCGGCGAGCCACAACCGGTCCGGGTAAAGACCAACGCTCCAGGAGGAGGTCTGAAGACGTTGGAGGGGGGAAATCACAGGAATGTGGGATTGACCGAACGGGTTGCGCCGGACCACATTGCAGGCCCGCGCTTGTAATTGCATGCGCGGCATACTGGATCAACCGATAACGGCTTGTCGTAATCCCGATGATCGTAGAGTCGCGCCGTCGCGCCACAGTCAGCGCAGGGAAAGTTCTCGGCTGGAGGCAGAACCCCGGCTTCCAGCAGACCAAAAATTACGCAATAAGCGCGGCGTTGCGCCGCTTGGCGAGCTTTCATGCATTGAAAGCACATCCGCGCCTGGTGCTCGCGCCTCTTCGTGCGCCGGCAGTAAAAGCAAATGAATCGCTTGATCATGCAGCGCGACGCACGTTGTCCGGGATGTCGTACTTACTGGCTACAGGAAGGCGTTTGCCTTTCTTTTTCGGCAGACGCTCTGCCTCCACCTGGATCTGGCACTGCTTGTCGTATGGAATCCAGCCCTGCTTTACCCAGTAGTAGACGGCTGTCTTGGTGACGTTACAGATGCGGGCAACCTCGTTACGGCTGCCGAAGTAGTCGATTGGCTGGCTTGGTGTCATTGCCTAGAAGTAAAGCATATTTGACCCTATAGGTCAAGCATGTTTGAGGCCTACTAGCCTAGGCTGCGGGTTTTGAAGTAAACTTGACCGGAGTAAGAGAGATGAAATACGCCTCAATAGGCCAGCGCATCCTTGCCAAGCGGACAATCAGGCGCTGGATCGCCGGTCAAGTCAGAATCCCTTGGTCATCATACCGATCCACGCACTGTAATAATCGAGGACAAGCAAGCTTGACCTTTTAGGTCAAACATGCTTTAATCGCTCCATCTGCAACGGAGGGGCGAATGCAGCTAGACAACGCAGGCTCAGAAGAAACCCAGGAACCACCCCTTACCTTCCGTGAGTTCGTATCCCTCCTTATCGGCGGGTTTGCGGTGTGGGGTCTCATCTTTGTAGCGGCTTTGGTTGTGTTCTCGCTGGAAAGACTGTGAAGCCCAAATTCACCGACGAAGGCAAGTTCCGCGTTCCCTATGTCCCCGCGAATCAGACTGATATTCGCCGGACGTTTGAGCGAGTCCGCGCCGACCTGGAAGCCCAACGAAATAGAAACGTTCTCAAGTTGAACGAAGCCATTGACCGCAGGAAAAAGCGATGAACCCCGTAATCACCGAAGAGATTGCTGGAACCATCAGGTCAGCTCTAAGACTGATGGAGACTCAAGACAAGTTCCAGATAGCTTGTTTCCTGTACGCCCTTGGACACGTCAATGGATGTCTCGAGATGGCCTCCAAGGAACTCTCGAATCTCGCGATTGCTAAAGCAAGGCTGGCAGCGTGACATGAACTACGGGCGAAACGCGGTGAGCCTTAAACGGTTGGTAGGTGGCGCAATACCCGACGGGGCAGCCTATCGACGCCGAGGAGTAGCCCACCACAACAACGCGAAGAGGAAATAAGAGGCGTGAGCGAGCGAATCCCATGTCGTGTCAGTGCGGACCTCGCGAAATATCTCCGCGAGACTGAAGCCGCCCAGGAGAGAGCATTCGACCCTTGGGATGACTCCCTTATGGCTGACATCTGCGGCAAATGGCTACAACTACCGATTCAGTCTCTCCTATTTACCCTCATCCAAATCCGCCGAGCTGAACAAAGCTTCGGTCTGGAGAAGGAAAAAGCCTTCGATGCCTTAAGACCTTCTCTTGAGTCTTTAGAAGATGCCTGTAAAGCCGCGTTTAACGACCTTTAGGGAGAAGCATGGCTGAGACGAAAAGCGATGGCACGGTCCTGATACACAACAGAGTTTACGAGACCGTCGCCCTAAGAGTTAAGAAGTTCCGAGACCTCCACGGGTTCGAGCTCAGCCTTACCACCGAGATCGTCCACCGCGATGAAGAGTGTGTAGTGATGAAAGCGGTCGTCACGGACGATAGGGGCCGGATCTTGGCTACGGGTCACTCCGAGGAGTACAGGCACACCAGCCAGATAAATAGAACCAGCGCCCTTGAGAACGCTGAGACCTCAGCCATCGGAAGAGCTCTAGCTGCTCTCGGTTTGGGTGGTACCGAGTTCGCAACTGCTGATGAAGTGGCGAACGCCATCACGCAAAAGTCTGGTGTCATCAAGCCTACTGACGGAGCCTGGAATCGTTGTAAACCGGACCGTAGAAAAGTCATTGCAGACACAGCGACTCTGATTAAAGACTACCTCTCAGAGAACCGGGACTTTGATGCCTACGCTCTTTGTGAAGAGTTTACAGACGCAGACGAGAAAGTCGCCTTGTGGAGTTTTCTAGATAGTAAAGCCCGCTCGAGACTCAAGGCACAAGCAACAGTTTCCAACAACCAACAGGCGGCATAGATGGCCGAATACGACGACACCAACCGCGGAGCTCTTTTTAAGAACGCCGACAAAGCCAACGAGCAACAACCAGATTACACCGGGTCTCTAAACGTCGGCGGTAAAGACTTCTGGCTAAACGCCTGGCTCAAAACGAGCAAGAAAGGCCAGAAGTACATGAGCGTGTCGGTTAAGCCCAAGACTGCCAAAGGACAGGCCCGTCCAGCAGCAGACGAGGATGTGCCGTTCTAGAGCGCCACGATGACTGACTGCGCCACTAAGGGCTACTTCGCCGAGTACCGGCTAGCGCGGTCCAAGACCCGCTTGACCCACGCCGACAGGCTCTCGTTGGCATGGCGGGCGGCATGCTCATATCGGCCCTTGCGCTCCTCGCTGACCCTGATCGTCAGGTACAGCCGCTCGCCGTTCTCGACCGGTGGGCGTCCCCGTGGCTTCTTTTCCATGGGCGTATTGTGTACCAACAAATAATGCTTGACAAGGGTACTCTGATGGTATTTAATGTACCAACATTAAACAAGGAGCCGCAGATGAAAACGACGATGCTGATGACCCGGAACAACGAGACCCGCGAAGTCGAGATCGAGGCCATGTTTGGGCGCCCTGGCGAATTCTCCGTGTACCCGTTTTGCATCACGAAGTCTGACCTTGAGGCCATCGGTTTCAAATTCCACAACATAGTCGCTGAGGCCGCATGATCCGCTATGCCTGCCCGTTCTGCTACAAGTCCATGCCGGCAAGCTGCCCCGATCCCGCTGTGTTCCAGTGCTGCGGGGAGATTGGCCGCGCCACGTTATTCCCTGAATGCCAGAAGTGCCACGCCGAGATCGTAGACGGCAGCGATAAATGTGATGTTTGCGGGTTTGACGCCATGCCTGCTGCGTGGAGGATCAATCCATGAACGTGAAATGCCCCGATTGCCCAGACGGCCAACTTTGGGACCGCAATGGTCCTACCGAGGAGGCTTGTCTGACCTGCGGCGGCACGGCCGTTATTTGGGACGATCCGAGCGAGCCGTCCGACTACTGCGAATGCGGTGCAGTGCATACCGGCCTTGAGGACGGCGGACGCTGCGAAGCCTGCGGCAAGATCATATGAGCGACACGCCGAGAAC